AAATTTGAAGGTCGCAGAGTTCCCCGTTTGGAGATTGAGAACGGTTTGGGAAACCTCCTCGGACATTATTTTATGTGATCAAAATAATGTCGTCCTTTAACGTTGGTCTTGGAAGCTGGAAGAAAGGCGGTCGTGTCGCAGATTCGTCTATGCTCACTCGTAATCAACGTCTTACCGTAGAGTCTGCGACCGTAAAAGATGGAGTCCAGTTTCTGAGGAGTGGAATTGTGAGCGGCGTCTACATCGTTCCAGCCGCGAAGACAATTCAGACAGTTCTTCAGAATACTACACCAGCCGATAGTAGTGCGTTTGGTGGAGAATCCCTTGCACGCAGGAATTTTAGTTCATAAAGAATAAGAAGAAGAACAAGATGCCCACCGTTCAATCGTTTGGCTCATGGAAAACTGGCGGACCTGCAGTATCCTCAGGAATGCTCACCGCCAATCGTCGTAAGCGGGCAGAGTATATGGATTACCTCAATGCTCAGACCAATATCCGTACCCCTGCAACTCCTACCGCCTACGGTCCCGCTGCCTCCTGGCTAGGCCCTGTTCCGTTCGGGTCCACTGCTCTTATAACGCGTATGGCGGGCGGTGCACCGATTCGTAAAACCTTTAATCTCCGCACCGTCCTTGCGAATAGCAACAAGGATCGTGATGTGTTTTGCACCGCATGCAGCGAGTTTACCAACGTTAACACTCGCTAAATTATAGCGGCGAATCCGTGAGCTAGATCATAGAGGACTATCTGTGATCGTCATACCGCAGTACTCCACTGGCGTCCTGCTATAATTGACGGGAGTGTATACTCCGATCTTCGACGCATCTTCCAGAATCCGACGGAAATTTACCCAGAATTCAGGCGTATGTTTTCCCGTCGACAGTTCGGCAGTCATCAGGTGGGCCATTTCGTGCAAGACCACAAACATGACCGTGTTCATATCCACAAACGGATACGAAGGCGGATCGGTCTTGTCGCGGAGACACAGAACTATTTTTTCACCCTTGTTCTCGGAATAGGATGTATCAGGAGACGTCATAGAGTTTTCCATCAGATGGTCGGCATTAAATCGTTCGACCAGAAGTTTTGCTTGAGGATCAGTTTCAAATTCATCCTGTTTGTAGAAGTCCACCACCTTCTCCATATTGGCTTTCAAAGACGCAAGATGTTCAGCCGCCTGTTGTTTCATCGGTAGGTCTTGAACAAGATAAGTGTCCCCATCTTTCTCAGCCTTGACGGTCACTAGGTTTCCAGGTCCACCGTTCGCATATAGGTATAGAAGATACCCTAACATGCCAACTGTGATTGCCGCGATATGCGGTGCAAACTTCATTATTCAATCAGGTCAAATTACTTAAAGCATTCCGTTTACTGAGCCACCTTGCAGCTCGCACCCGCCTCGCCGATCTCCAGCTCGCGGCGGTACAGGTCCGGCTCAATCGTGGAGTTCAGGAAAGGGGACACGGCCGCACGGGGGTTCGGCGGGTCCGAGCGCACGTCTAGGTTGGCGTTACGGAGGGACTGTCCAACAGTGTTGATGCCGTAGTGGTACGAGGGCGAGAGCAGGTTCTGGCCCTTTAGGTCACCGAGGCCAACGGGGTTCGTGGCCGCCCACGACGCACCAAGGCCGCCCTGGGGGAGCAGCTCCTCGGGCGAGAGGACCGACTGAGAGTAGGTCTGCTGGCCTGTCGGGTGCTTGGACTCCTGAGAGAGGGAAGGAGCCGCATCACCGCCCTCAGAATGGGGGTTCACGACTGTAGGGGCAGAGGGGTTGTTGGACAGAGGTCCCTGGGGCTCCAGGCCGCCGACCTCGAGGCCCTCACCGAGGAACTTCGAGCCGCTGTAAGCATTCACAACGGCGACGAGGACAACAATGCCAGCGACCACGGCACCAAGGCGAACCATACTGTTGGAGGATAGTTTCATCGCTAGTTTATATTGTTCAATAGACAAAAAGAATGGATAAAAAGGAGAAGGAGGTCTCGGGGCGTGGCTTCTTCGATAATATCTTTCAGGACATCCTAGAATTTTCCGGGAAGCCCGAAACGCACTCTTACATTGAACACCATGTGATCAAACCTCTCCTTTCACGCATTTTCCACCACCTTTTCCCTTACCTCATCGGCATTCTCCTCCTGTGGCTCCTCATGTTTGCCTGTTTGGCGATTATCCTGCTTCTTCTCATGCGTGGGAGCATTCTCGATAGTGTCGTCATCTTTCGGAAATAGTGCACGAGTGAGATCCTCCTTGTTGAGACCCCAGAACCCCCTGAGACCACGCTCCTTCGCGATCTCACGTAGTTCCATAATCGTCATCTTCTCAATCTTGTACTTCCTGGGAAGCTCGGGGAGACCCAGAAGCTCAACAAGCTTGGACTTGGGCAGAACATAGTATTGCTTAATGCGACGACCCTTCGCCATCTTCTTGAGGGCCATCAGCGACATTGCATTTAGGTCGATGGACGTAGACATTTTGTAGATTAAATGTGGTTTTACCATAACAGAATAGGATGGATCTGGTATCCGTTTTGGTTGTTTTCCTATCGACCGTTCTAGCATTTGGGGCGGCGATCTATGCCTACGGAGTTGCGAACTTGGAAGAAATCAAGGATAATTGGGTACAGTACAGGTGTAACCCCATGTACATGCCGCTCGCCGACCTTGTCGGGTCCGATATCTTCACAAATTTCACAAACTGTACCCTACAAGCTACTCATTCGTACGCGGGTGTTGTTCTGGATCCGGTCTACAAGAATTTTACGATTCTCACAGATACAGTCAATCTCATTATGAACTCCATGAACGATATGCGTGCTGCGATTACCGGTGCCTCCAGCGGATTTCTGTCCATCATTCAGAGCACATTCGCGAAAATCCAGAACACGATGAGCACGTCAGTTCAACTCTTTGGACATATCCGTACGATCATTAGTCGTATGATGGCGACCATGGCCGTAATTATGAACATTGTGAACACGGGTATACAAACTGGTCAAAGTATCCAGAATGGTCCTATAGGAAAAGCCGCCGAGTTCTTCTGTTTCCATCCCGACACCATGATCAAGGTAAAGGGGGATAAGGCAGTGAAGATATCCGAGATAACTCCTGGAACCAAGTTGTACGACGGTCAGACTGTTATGAGTACACTGAAGTTTGTAGGAGGGTGCCCAATGTTTCTGTTAGGCAGTGTTCAGGTTTCGGGAAATCACAAAGTTCTTTATGATATGGAGTGGATTCGGGTAGAACATCATCCAGACGCTATACCTGTTGAGACATCTGAGTTTGTCTACTGCTTGAACACCACATCGCATCGCATTCTGGTGGGTGAGTACATTTTTAAGGACTACGAGGAAACCAGTAATCCCGAAATCTTACGTGAATTCTTTAAGCAGGTTCAGACATCGTATGGAACACACGACATCTCTCATGCGAAGATTGAAACACCCGAGAAGTATTGCTATACCGGTATTCTGCCCACAACACTTGTAAAGACAGAGACGGGCGATATGGTCCCTGCCTCAACCGTGAAGATCGGAGATCGTTTAGCACTGGGAGGAGTTGTAAAAGGAACGATTCGTCATTGCGTATACGGTCAGGCCTCGCACAATATGCGTGCACTGGCTCCAGGGACATGGGTTCTGGATGATGACGGCGTTGTTCCTGCTCTCTACATTGAAAACTATGAGAAACACGACTATGTACAATTTGTGACCGAGAACTGCCGGTATTCGCTTGGAGATATGATCATTTTAGACGATCACGAAGTGGATAATGACGACATTCATAACTGGCGTGATTTGGAGGTGCAAAAAGAGATGATGTAAATATAACATAATGGATGTCCCTGCGATCGCAGCAGCGACAATTGGTCCCCTGCTTATCGTGGGGGTTATTCTGTACACGTATGCCCAGGCAACCCTAGATGATGTGAAAACAGACTGGGTAAAGTATCGGTGTAACCCTATCTATATGCCGTTCGCGGGGGGAATACAGCCAGATGTTACTACCTATGAGAACTTTCAGTTCTGTGTGTCCTCGATGGCTCAGCAGATTTTTAAAACTCTCCTGGATCCGGTCTACATGCTATTTGGAGTTATCAACCGCGTTCTTGGAATGGTTGGCCACGACCTCCGGTATTTCCGTAATTTCATTAGCGGTATCCAGACCTTCATTTCATCGTTCACGGCAGAAACGTTTGCAAAAATTCACAGTTCGTTTGGAGTCCTGGTGTCGCTGATATCTCGTGTCCGAGACATCACGAGTCGCATAATAGGATCGGCAGGATACACCGCCACGATCGCCATCACCTCTGTAAAACTTGTCCAGGCTCTTGTAGAACTCATGAAAACCGTTATTATTGCGATCATCATCATTCTGTTTGCGATTGGACTGATTCTTGTCTTTGTTGCCCCCCAGCTCCTAGGATTCGCAATTTTCCTGGGAACGTTTGTTGGACTTTCATACTGCTTTCACCCCGATACTCCGATCAACCTGAAGGATGGAACAACCACCCTCCTAAAACACGTGAAGGTCGGTGATATTCTAAGTTCAGGAGCCAGAGTGACGGCGACCATGAACTGTCTAGCCAATGGTGTTCCGCTCTATGTCTACGACGGGACCGTAGTGTCCGGAACTCATTTGGTCAAAGAAGATGGTAAGTGGACGTATATTGAGAAGGCGAAGGGATCGGTCCCTTACGAGGGGCCTGAACCACATACCCTCATCTGTCTGAACACTTCTGATCATCAAATCCCGATTGGAAGTACCGTGTACGCCGACTACGAAGAAATTGAGGAAGAGCTCGACTATGAACCCCTAGAGCCCACTGATACTGTATTTACACTGATGGGCAAAGTCCCCCTGGATAAATGCTATCCCGGTCTCCACACCATCGACGGAATGATACGTGCGGTCGTCCGCCTTGAGAATGGAAAGATGCAGGTCTTCATGGGCAATTCTGACGGATATTTCTATATTAACGGAGGAACACGCAGGGTTCGCGACTACCCCGATTCTCATGATCCCACTGAGCTGGCGAAGATTCAGGACAGAGTCCTTGCGGAACTAAATTCGTAATATGTATACAAATGAAGGATAAGACATCAGTTGTCCTTGCCGTTGGTGCGGCCGCCTTCGCTGTTGCTTTACTCGCACGCTACATTCTAGGCGGAAGCCGGGAGGGATTCTGGCAGAATGAGATCGGTGCTCCCACCACGGGCGGTGGAGGTGCTGGTTCCGGTGCCGGAGCATATGACGGAATTGATATTTCTAACTGCAACTCTTGGTCATCGGCGAACGCCCCCACCCCCCTGAAGGGATACGAGGCGGCAGATGATAACCAACTGTTTGATTTCCAGAACTCGGTCTTCAAGCCCGAGTGCTGCCCGTCCAGCATTACCGCGGATACGGGCTGCCTGTGCCTGACGGCTTCGGAGGAGAAGAAGCTGGCGTACCGTGGTGGAAACCGTGCCGAGGCGTAAGTATAAAAACAGTTTACATTGATCCCTGTGTAACAATAAACAACTACCAATGTCAGGATCCTTTGATGTTCAGACGGTTCTCAAAGAATGCTTAGACGATATCCGTAAGGAGTTTCCGTCCCTTGCCGAGACTCTGGACAAGGAGTATGTGGAGATTGATTTCAAGGCGGAAGTTGAGCGATTCAAGATCCTGCTTCAGCCGATCTTTATGCAGATCGTCAAGAAGGACGACAAGATCTTTGCCGAGCCTCAGATGTTTCTGCGAGGAATTGACTTTTCTATCCTCATGAAAGATGCGACGGAGAAGCAGAAGGATACGCTGTGGACCTATATTCGCATGTTCCTCGTGTGCTCCTACCTCGGTTCAGATATCATGGAGACCGTGAAGGGTCTGTGGTCCAAGTTATCGGGTCAGGCAGCGACGAGCGAGGTGGATGAGATCCTCAAGGAAGAGGGTACGCAATCAGGGATCCAGGATCTACTGGAAACACTGAAGGATACCCGCATTTTCAAGTTGGGAATGGAAGTGATGGAGAATCTCAATGTGGAGTCGCTCGGTCTGGGAGAAATTGATTTCTCGGATATTGGCGGTCTTCTAGAGATGGTGAAGAACCCCGAACACCCGGTTACTAAGAAGGCGGTCTCAGCGGTCCAGAAACTGATTGATCAGAAGATGCGTACAGGAAGTCTGAAGAAAGAGGATTTCATTCGGGAAATTGAGATGCTCAAAGAGAAGTTCAAGCATTCGCTCGGACGTCTTTTCAAGAAAGAGTTTTTCGGAGAGACCGCTGGGGCCGGAGCCGGAGCAGGAGGAGGTGATCGCCCTACCCCTACCGCAGCCGATCTGATGAGCAATCATCCGGAAGCCCGGCGGGCACGGATGTTGGCCCGTCTACAACGTAAGCTTGGGAAGAAGTAAATCTCTTTATTCCAATAATGAGTAGCCGAGAACAATTTTGGCTGACCGATCCCGCAAATTTGTTCAAACGATGGAGCCGCTTTGTTCCGACCAATGATATGACGGTCCCGGAGGCTCTCAATGCAGTCGTGCGGTTCACGATTTATTCGGCTCTTCTGATTTCTCTAATTACCCAGAAGTCATGGTACCTCCTCCTGATTCCTACGGTTATGGTCGTGTCCGCGATCCTAGTGCGGATGTACCCCGAGACCCAAGTTCTTCGTGAAACGTTCGGAGGACGTGGAGAGCCTGCCGCGACGCCGAAGGCGAGCAACCCGTTCATGAACGTTCTGTTCACGGACTACGTTGATGACCCCGATCGTGATGCCGCCCCATCTGATATTAATCAGGGACAGGTGAAGGCGAGCATTGACGAGGCCTTTTCCAAGACGTCTGATTTGTATATGGACACATCGGACAAGTACGGTCTCATGCAGTCGGCTCGTCAGTGGGTGACCCAGGCCTCGACAACCATCCCGAACGATTTGGATGGATACCAGAAGTTCCTGAACCAGGACAATGTGTCTCGCAAGGAACTGTCGGAGTCGTACGTGGTCGCTAAGGGGTCTACAAACTCTCCGAAGGGGCTCCTATAAATTTATGAATATCGCCAGGCTTCATTAGGGCTCCGGTATGATGTTTGTTCTCTCCATCTTTTGTGTGAAGGGCGTAGGTCGGAAATCCGTCTACCCCCATCATCACATCGTCCGGAACCGCTTCCTGCTCCACTTCCACGATCTTAATATCAGAGGGTGCACTGTTACAGAATGCCTTCCACGGTTTCTCGGACATCTGGCATGCCCCGCACGTCTTGCTGTAAATACGCACAAGCATCGGAACGTCCTCAGACAATTCCTGAAGAACCGCCGGCTTTTCTGATGATTTCGTGTAGGATTTAGGCTTGGGCATTATAAAGTATGTGGAAATTATAATAGTTTATATGTCGTGTATCTCTAACATGTACCCCGTGAGCTCTGATCTCTGGGTGGGTCAGGACACGACAGGTGTCTCTCACCAATTCAGAGGTCTTCAGCAGTACCAGGAGTACGTAGCCAATCTCGCGGCTGCTGGAAAAACGTGTCCGGCTCCGTCTACTCCTCAAGCACCATCCATCATCCCACAGGAACGCACCCCGTTCACTGGCTTTCTTGAATTCAAACCGGCTAATCCTCAACAGCAGGCAAAGTATTCGGCCATGTCCCCCTGGTGGGTTGGTAGCGAGTCAACGGACAAGGAAGTTGCGAAGGGACTGCTCAGTAAATCTCTTTCCCACTAGGAACTCCCTTAGGATCCATAGGAGCCGGAAGATCACCCGACTGCTGGGTTGGGTATCCATCTGGAACCTTTCCGTAATCGCCACCGTTCGGACCGATAGGTGAGTATCCACCCTTCTTACTCTTCGGCAAACGCTTATGCTTTAACGTTCGCCGACGAAGCGAACGACGGCTAGTCTTCTTCTTGTGATGACGGCCACCTGCTTTGGCTGCTTTTGTTGTCTTTTTCACCATCTATTATAATAGTGAAAGAAATGATACGCGATGAAGTGATCTTTTGGGGAGCCGCTATCCTCCTTGTATTCTTTGCATTTGTCCTGATGCCTGTGCATGAGCGGTTCAAGGATGCTCAGGGACGGGAAACTGATGTCTCACCCGATGCCCCGCCGAAACCCGAGGCTCTCAAACCCATCAATGCACGCACGGGAAAGATAGAGGGATTCTGGGGATCAATCACCTCCTTTTTCACACCGAGCCGCGAGAAGATGACGAGAAGTAAAGTAGCCGCACAGGATTTTCAGTCGTATTTGAATACAACTGCTTCAAACGAAACATCGCCGAACACTTCTAATACTCCATCTGAGCTACCTCCTCTGTCGGGCGTTACAGCCCTACAGTCGGATACACCTCCGCAGTTCAATACAGACTCAACATTGGGATCTACCGTGGGAACGACGGGAATGGAGAGAATACTTACCCGAGGAGATCTTATAGAGGCTCAGGCACGGTTCATCCAGACCCTCATAGGCAACGAGCCCGACCAGGCCACGAAACTAGGTCTAGCAGAAGGTGTTGCGACGCTTCAGGAACTTGCCCGCAGTACATCTACATCCGCCAACAATGTTCCTCTTGGATCGGCGGATAAGCAAGTCTACAATAGTCTTATTGGGGTTCCGTCCAGTTATACGTACAAGCAGTTTGAGTACGCGTACCGGATCGCAGGTGGAGTGAGTGCTTCTCCTACCAACATCGTAAAAATGGTACAGTCAATTCCAAGTAATTTTAATCCAGTGATTACTCCTCGTCCCACAGTGTCTAACGTCCTACAGATATCACAGATGGATGCCCTAGTCCCTCCAGACTTGTACGGTCCTGGTCCCAACGTGCTCCGTTCAGCTCTTCAATCCTGTTCGTGTGCCTCGCAAACATCCGGATGCCCAAAACATAGCTGATGATATTTTGATAGTTTCTAGTAGATAATGATAATGAGAGGATACACGTTCCTCCTGTGGGGGCTCCTGGCTCTCCTCGCCCTTTACTTGTTCTTCACCCTAGGAGGACGAGAATACTTTAACGCCTCCACGAAACCGAAAAATGCGTCTCTGTGGCAGGACTCAACCGGTGGGTGGACCGCCTACTGGGAACCTCCAGATACGGATAATACGTACTCCTTCAATCTCTTTATGTCCGACGGCACAACGTACTCCATTGCTCCAACTACCAAGCCTTATCAGACGTACTTGCTTGGTCAGCGTGATCCTGCCGGGTTTGTTGGAAGCGTAGGCCTCACCGATGTCGCCACCAACAATACGAGCGGTCGCGTGATGATGAAGAATATTTCAGCGGCGGCGGGTAAGAAGTTGATCGACGCTGCATCGGGCGTAGCGACAACAACGACAACAACAGCTACCCCTGCTCTCGGTACGACCCCGGCAGCAGCTGCTCCCGCTGTTTCGGCAACCGCTCCTGCAAATTCAACGTCAACCCAGGCAGTCACCACAGTTATGCCTAATTTTTCAGCCACTCCTGCTATGGGCAAATCTGCTCTGATTTCGGGTATTGCTGGTCTCCTCTTGAGTCCCGAGTCAACAACAATTATTGCTACCGGCCAGATCCCTATCGGAGACGTAGGTCAGGATACCCAGATTTATGAGTACAATAACGGATACGCCGCGTTTGCTGTGAGTGCGAATCTGTTTGGAGATTCCATCAACAAACTCAAGTCAGATATTCAGATGAACGGAAACGAGTACAACGTGAGCGTGATTTCCGACAACGGAATTAACTATACGTTCCCTCTTGATCAGATCACTAGCGTTACATCCTCCACCAACGGTGAAGTCGTTGCTTACAACTTGCTCAATACGACGTATCCTAAGGGGAGCAATATGTTCACAGGCAACGGAGCACGAACAGTAGGACTTGAGATTACATTGGTAGGACCGTCTGGATCATCGGGTGGCCCTGAAAAGAATATGAATCCGCTCACATCATCAATTTCAGCACCCAATCCGCTAGATACTAGTATCGGAGCAACGCTGAATGCTCCCACGAATGCTCCCACGTACGGTCCGGCGGGTGTAGGAGGAGGAGGCAGTGGCGGCGGATGCGGACTCAACGGAACAATACCTCCGTTCTCTCCCTGCCAGGGAGGATCGGGATCGGGATCGGGAGCTGGAGGGATGTCCAACCTAGTTCCGAAGAGTTCGCTGGTTCCCTGTTCATGTGCTACATCGGGATCGGCAAGCTGCTCAGTTCACCAGGGATCCACGTGCGGGTCAACTATTCCAGGTCAGCCAGGGTCAAGCTGCACGGATCCCCGTGATACAATTTCATCGCTCACTAAAGCTCAGAGGCAGTGGGATCTGATGAAACCCTTCAACACAAATATGGGAGAGGTCCAAGGGTTCCTAAATTCGTTTAGTGCTTTTGGGTGATAGTATATAATGTTCGGGCTCCACAACCATCGTGGAAGTTGCTGGGTAAACGCCGCACTTCAAGGATTGTTCTCCTGTCCTCCCTTAGTAGACAGATACTCCGAACGCGAACATGTTGATAAACAGAACCCTATTGATGTATGTATGGAATCCATTTATCGCAATAAGGGAGAGACCGGTCTAAAAGAACTGTTTGAATGTGTGAAAACCACCTACCTCCCGGCTGGTGAAAATATTGGAGACAGTCATGAACTCATCGTACATCTGTGCGACAAGCTTCCATGGCTAGACAAGGAGTTTCGGTTCAATGTAGGTGATAAGATTGAGTGTAGTCACTGTCATGAGACTCAGCTGAAGACAACGACGATTATTGATCTCAATCTTATGCCGTCAAAGCCCGGGATCCCTCTACTTGATGCGATTCAAGAATACGTGACCCCACATGCGATTTCAGAATGGAAGTGCGAGAAGTGTAATCAACTTGGATGTACGAAACAAGTTCTGTTTGGAACGTTTCCGAAGGTGATGATGATTTGGTCTATGACCCCCATAGACTACTCAAGTCTCCTAGTTCTGAACGGACATAAGTACTTCCTCTTTTCCGTGATCTGCTTCAATGGAGGACATTGGTTCACATATGCTCGCAAACTGCCTCCAGGCCATGCGTGGTATATTCTTGATGATACGTCTGTACGCGAGATGGATTCCAAGAAGTTCCCGGTAGATCGTACGATGAGAGTCCTGCTTTATTTCCTGTATGAAAACTAATAATGAGCAGCGTAGAAGCTTCTTCACCGCCGGCAGACTCTGTACTGAATATGAAGGTAGGAGATATCCTGAAGAAAATCATGGAGTCTTTACAGCAGATTTCTAAATCAGCTCAGGGACTGGCCGAGACAGAGACAAATCCGGCGGCAAAGGCAGCTCTCACGAGTGTCGCGAACACAATTGATCCCTCGTCTACCACGTCTATCTACAATAACACGAACACGACAACTGCCGGTGGAATTCCTCCCACGACTATTACGATCTCGCAGTCCGGAAATAGTACGAGCACGACTCTTCCGTCAGTTCCATCTACGTTCATGACCCCAACATCGTCAACTATCCCATCTCTATCCGTACCACCTATCCCGGCGGCACTTACTTCCACCACTGCCGCTCCTCCCACGAATATGCCTGCCGCATCTGATATCCTTTCCCTGAAACGCACAAAGCGTCCTGCTCTCCCTACGGTTCTCACAATCACGATCATCGTCATCATTGGTGCGATCTCTATTGCTCTTGCCCTAGCCGACACGTTTGCTTTCCTTGCGTTTGTAGTTCTCGTTGTATTCATTGGGTTCATTCTCTACTCCTACGGATTTGTCCAGATCCGTCGGACAGACACCGAGCTGGACGTTACGTATAATCTGACCCCGTTCGAGGAGGTTCCTGAACTCAAGACATCGATGTCTCCGGTCAAGATCGTGCCGCTGACTGAAGTATTTTATGTCGCCGACAATACATTCACATATGCCCAAGCCCCAGCAGTCTGCAAGGCGTACGGTGCAACGCTCGCGTCGTACAGTCAAGTTGAGGAGGCGTACCAGCAGGGTGCGGAGTGGTGTGGATACGGCTGGTCCGAGGGTGGAATTGCCCTGTTCCCAACCCAGCAGGCTACTTGGGATAAGCTGCAGAAGGAACCGAACCAGCAGGCCCGTATCAAGTGCGGTCGCCCTGGAATCAACGGAGGGTACTTTGATCCTAGTACTCAGTTTGGAGTAAACTGCTACGGCGTTCGCCCCGCGAAGAAGGCGTCCGATGCAGCTCCTCCCACAGTTGCCGATGACGGTATGGACCGCCTTGTTGGCCAGTTTCAGCAGAATCTTGCGAAGTATGTTGTATCCCCGTTCAATCAGAAGGTATGGTCCAAGACATACGGAAATCCCCAGGATATTCAGCTCTCGCAGACGCAGACTCCTTCCGCCAATCCTGTTCCAGGTGCTACCCAGCCAGTCACCCCAACACCGACCAGCCCAGCGTCGGCCATCACGACCGCAACAGACACGATTCTAACGGCAACTCATTCAATCCCTGCTCCCCCGATCTCTCCGCCCGTGGATATTCTAGCTGCAATTGAGGAGCTTGGAAGTGCACCAATGGGACTTTTGAATGATGCGTACGACCACGTCTCGGAATTTGTTCAGGAGATAGTATAATGGCTACCCGCATAGACGAGGACGCAAATATTTTCCAGTCGCGTTGGACATTCCAGACGCCCGTAAATGCTCAAGATGCCCCGCCCCGGACTCCCTTTGTTGGTTCGTTCAATGTCCCCCTCGCCAAGGAGCGACTCCAGCCGAACAATTTTCAGTGGCTCGTTTACCGCCCTCAGGAGCATTCCATTCCTCCCTTTGAATATTTCAAGAACACGCGTGCTCCTTCGCGGACTATGGGGTCCCGAAATTAAACCAACTGATAGATAATGATTGAGGTTGCACTCTTTACAGGTGTTGGGTTGCTAGGATACATCCTAGCAACCAAATACAATGACGAGTCAAAGAACAAACCGCAGGGTCGCGAAGGGTTTGAAGATGCCGTAAGTCCTCCGAAGTCGGCTATTACGCAGAATGATAGCGTCTCCTATTCGCAGGAAAAGGGACATAACAATATGGTACCGTTTTTCGGTGCGAAGGTGACTCAGAATATGCGTACTGGAGCTACCAACTCGATTCTAGATACCTTCGCTGGAACAGGAAATGAGTATTTCCAGAAGCGTGAGGTATCCTCGTTTTACGATGTGGTACCAGGGCAGGGCCTTGTCTTCGGAAATGCAAATGAGTCAGATTTCATGCAATCACGTATGGTTGCCGGCACGAACATGAAGAACGTGTTCCCGATTGAGCAGACACGTGTTGCCCCGGGTGTGAACGACGGATACAACAATCTTGGTTCGGGTGGGTACCAACAATTCACGGCTGCCCAGGAGTTCGCCAAGCCTCGTACCACCGACGAACTGCGTACGGCAAACAAGCCCAAACTGACGTATGATTCCCCGGTTATTCCCGGCTCGCATTTCATTACGCAGCCTGGTCTACAGGCACCAGTCCTCAAGAACCGTCCGGATACGTTCCAGGTGCTCACGGACAAGGATACGGGCGAACTGATGTACCTCAACACTACGACAGGTGCACAGGTTGCCCCCGCCTCGTTCCCCGAGCAGATGTTCAAGGAACAGCAGCGTGAATCGACGAATATTGAGTATTACGGTACGGGCGGTGCGTCGTTCACGTTCGCGAACTATATCCGCGAGTTCACGGAGCCATTTGAGCAGTTTATGAAGCTGACGGTTGGAGAGTGGGCGGGTCCTGGCGGTGGTCAGGGTGCCGCCAGCGAGGGATCGTACCTTGTGGACCAGTACCTCGTTGCCTACACCAACCCTGGTCGCGAGGCGTCGGCGATGACCAACTACACTGCTCCTGGATACACCGCGATCAATGGAGGTGAGGCACAGGTGGGTGCAGTCAAGGTCAATAAGGATGAGGACATGCTCATCAACACTCGTCAGCATGTTGACCCCGCCAACGTGGTGTCTCACTCATCCTCCACTGCCCAGCAGGGTGTGTACCGTTACAACGAGCCGCTGCCGCAGGATCAGGAGATCAAGAATATGGACCCGTCTATCCTGGACGCGTTCCGTTCAAACCCGTATACGCAGAGTCTCACAAGTGTAGCATAAGGGAAAGGGCATGGAGGATACTCTGCAAAGTATTCTGTATGGCCAGTTGGATGTTGAGATCAAAAATCCTAATCTTCACGAACAGTACGAGATCGTACGGGCGGTAGTTGCGAACCCGGCTGCTCTCCCCCGACTGAAAGTACAGGGAGAACTGCACCCGTGGGTGTCGCTGCTCCTGAAGACGCTGAAGGAACAAACCCAGAATAATGATCGTCCGCCGCCTTCTTGAGAAATTCATACTGTCCACGCTGTTCCGATCTCGGAGGAAGAGTTGGTATCTTCTTCGCGATCGCAACATATGCCTGATTGAGGCTACTCTTTTCCGTGGTGATCATCATCACATCCTGTAAATTTGCCCGCCCGCTGGTGTATGCGTCAATGCGTTCCTTGAGGCTTCGGGTCTTCAGTTCGTCTGCAGTGAGAATATTCACTGTGTTCATAGTGGACTTGTTCTTCAGTGCGTCTTCGGGGTTCACCGGTTTCACGGGAAGCATCTGATGGGCAGCATAGGATGCACCAAAACAACATACAGCCGATCCAGCGGTTAAAGCGGCAATCATTATGTATATGCTTCCAACAATTATGCATCTTGTGGACGACGGAACACTCATGCGTGTTCAGAACAATTTGCTCCAATCAAAAAACATTCAGAACCTCCACGGTTCGTGGTGGTTCAATATTCTGATGGCTATTCTGCTGGTCACCGTATTTGTTTACTTCCTAATGAATCAGTACACATCCACCAAGTATGTGATTGAAGCCGAAGCGACCAAGATAGATATTCCCTTCCAGCCCAATACGTTCAATAACGCTGTGCGAAATCGTATTGAGTTGTAATAAGTAATCATGCCCGAGCCGGAATCACGTCGCACTGCATTGCTGAAACTGAAGATGGATATGGTGTATCGCGGAATTGACCGTACCAAGGCCGAAGAGCGTTTTAACCAAAACGTATCGCCACCTACCACAGAACAGACAACAGCACCTGCCCCCACTCCTGCCAAATGAATATCTTCTTTCTCCACTGGAAACCGCGTAAATGTGCGAAATATCACTGCGACAAGCATGTTGTGAAAATGATTCTGGAATCATGTCAGCTCCTATATACATGTCATTGGTCTCAAAAGGAACCGCCGACATTGATACACACTGCCCCTAATGGAGGGTACAAACCAACTCACAAAAAACATCCGTGTGCCCTCTGGCTTCTGGAATCTCTGGACAATTACCGCTGGCTGATTGAGCTTACACAGGAGCTCATTGATGAATACCATTACCGGTATAGCGATCGTGAACATTCGTGCGAGAAGCATCTAGATTGGCTAAGGACGGTGGAACCACCTCTTCCAAGAGAAGGGTTTACGATGCCTCGGTGTGCGATGCCCGATGAGTACAAAGTTTCGGACGACGCCACCGAGAACTACCGAGCATACTATCGTGGAGGCAAGAAGCACCTGCTTCAGTATCGTAAGAGACACCCGCCTCATTTCCTGTGAAGTATAATAATAAGAATGGCGGCAGACGTTTTTGGATACATTGAACTCTCCAATCCAGACGCTGTTCCTAAAAATGCTCTCGTACACTCTTTTGAACTGAGACGTAGAGGCGAGGACCTCATTCCGTACATGCTGTTGATGGGCGAAGAGCCATCTACTCCTCACATTGAAACGCTGAAGTCCAAGCAGGAGAAACGCCGAGCTGAGCGTCGGGTGCTCACCACGGGAAAGATCGCAATTGAGGCGGATACCCCAGTAGTCGCAGATATTCCGGAATCCATGGAGATTCCGCTCTACCATTTCGCATCAGATATTGAATCGTTTCTGGACAACCCGAATGTCGTGAAAGCATCGGATGTTCTCCCGAAAGAAAGTCCTCTCCTGCGTTCTCGAGCAGTATCTGATGCTGATGCCGTTGAATTCGCACTGAAATCATCAACCCCTGGAATCACCTTTTCACGTGCCCGTGCAGGATTTACTGACTTTTTTGTTGGTCCCGTAGGTGATCGTGATCACCGGGTAGCTCTTCATGGATTTCTTACTCGTCCACTCCCGATCAATATTCAGGGACGTGGCCAGATCATTCTCCAGCCGGGGTTTGAGATGATCTCTATTCTCACCGGCAAGATTATCCCAGGAGTTGTCCCGAAGGGAAAGAAGATCGCGATGAAGATTCCTCCCACACTCCCCCCTATTAAAAAGTTTAGCCCTCCCTCGCCTATTCCCACCTACTTTGAACACCAGGATCCCCAAAGTCTTGGATGCGGTCGGCATGCTCTCAACAATTTGCTGGGGGGTACATATTTCGTGAAAGACGACGAGCAGGAAATCACGGATGGAAATGTTCAGAGTCTAGAAATTCCTGTGAGCCTGATGTCTATGTGCCGCTACCTGGTAACAAAGAAACAGGTGATCGGAACGAATCCCTGCCCTGCAAATGAGAATTATGAGGATTCGGTCATGATGGGTGCTCTACGAGCCATAGGGTATTCGGCCACTCCGCTTGTCCTTGATGAGATTGCCGATTCCAATATTGGATTTATTGCGAACGTTGGAGATCACTGGGTAGCTCTACGTCGGAACGGCAATGCCTACGACCTCATTGATTCTCTGAAAGACGATCAGACTGTATCCCGAACACTAGACCAAATCCGCGAAAGTGCACAGAAGGGGGATTACCAGTCAATCATCAAGGTTGAGTTTGTGGGGTCGTTCATCAATCCTGTTCCTGAAGAGGCTCCTATCGTATCCCCCCCTGCTCCAGCTCCAGCTCCAGCTCCAGCTCCAGCTCCAGCTCCAGCTCCAGCTCCTATAAGTGCAGCATCCATCATCGAAAGTATAGTGGGTCCATCAGTGGACCCTATTCCCGGTCCAGCTCCTCCGCCATCTCCCCGCCTTGTACCTGACGAAGGACTCACACCCGAAGAAAACAATATCGGTCAGCGTGCCCGAGACGAGTCGGCAGAGATTGCACACAGAGTTGTTCAGGGTATTCCTGGCGGTCCCACTCCAGTTCCGCCTCCTACTCCCACTCCCACTCCCACTTCCACTCCCCCTCCAGCTCCTGCTCCATTACCCGAAACAACAGTGGAAGAAGGGGAAGATGCTTCGTTTGGACAGCAGGCCCGTGCCGATTCAGCCGCAGAAGCACGCAGGGCTGCCCATGGATTCTCAACAACAATTCCTACTCAGTCATCGGCATCATCAGTAAGTATGCAGAAATCCCAGAAGAAGTCCGAACCTAAATGTCTAAAAGTTCAGGGAACGGTTGACGAGCAGTTCAATGAGAATATTCACACGGCGATCCGTGAGTTTATTCGCACTACAAAGCCTGGTCTCCTAAACACTGAGAACGAACAGAAAGCCCTTCAGCACCAACCTCTGAACAATTACCTACAGGAAATCCAGTCCGAGAAGAGTGGAAAAGCCTATACTCTCCTGCTTCCTACTCGTGAAGGATTGCGGACACAGACCAACAAGGGTGTGGAAGCATACTTCACAGGCTGGACCGTTCCGTCTGAGTGTACCATGGGCGGAGATATCCTGAAGATTAGTCTAACAGCTGGAACCCCCGACGGTTCACAGCCTGCTACAGGATACGTAGTGGTCAACCCAACAGTAGGTGGAGCAGCAGGGGGTGTTGTGGAGTGGATCTATTTCAAGTTTGAACTGGCGTACGTGTGAACAGGATATAGCCAGTCACGTAGAGCCACCCAATAATCTTGAACCACGTCATGTACGGGGGCATCTCTAGCAGGACAAGCGTGCTCACGGTTGTTGCGATCATATAGAGAGCATCTACCACCAGAACCCACTCGGCTCCCTTCATCGTACCGTAGGTGAACATCAAATCAATGATAGAATTATGCCCTGGCGGAATTAGGGGGACCACTACCTGACTGAAAAAGATATCGTGCGTCATCTGGATGGCGACGACAATCGCCAAGAACGCCACCAGATTGAACGGTCCACCAATCGCGGACGCTACAATTTGGGCAAGAATCATACCGATCACAATGGAAAGGACATCAAGGATATAGGCAACCAGTCCAAACTCATCGTACCACGTATTGATAGGTCCATCACGTTCCGCAGTGTACCGCCACACAAACATACCGATAGTATCTACCGCGATCGCAGACGCCACAATGGCGAGAAGTGTACGAGCATCCCAAAATTTACGGATATCCTTCATTGTATAGAATAGAGAGATAGAAAGATGTTCGTTGTTCTGGTAGGAGGATACACCAACCACCGCGATCGATTTTATGACGAGATGGACAAGAACGATCCACGCGTCGTATGGATTAACGACAAGCGGTCATTCTACTATATTGCTGACCTTTTCGTAAATTTTGGGGAAGGGGCGAATATTCCACTCGGAAAGAAGACAATTACGTGGAGCGGAGATAATACTGAAACACTCCAGCGTGTCTATAAAACTCTCGGTCTAGAATAATTGATTCATGTTTGATATCATTTGGATCTTCGGCGGGTTTCTTGTCGGCATGATCGTCACTACTATTTTTGTGCCCCCAAGGACAATCAAAAAACTAGTCCCCGATATCCGGAAACCCGATATGATCCTGCGGAACCAGAAAGTGGAGAATGGCTGTTTCCGTGCTGCTGCCTACGAGGTTCAGTGTACTGACGGTATTGATTTTCTAAATCAGTAATGTAATAGATAGGAATGGAGATCAGCAAGGTCATGAAAAAACCCGAAGCAAACTACTTCTTCTCGTTTGTGATTGGACTAGGTATTGCCGTTCTGATGTTCCATAGGCCTCAGACAGAGGTTGATGTGTCTGCGATACCAATTGACGAACTGAAAAAGATGATTACACGAGTGGATGGAAAATGCTATCGCTATAAACTGGAGGATGCGTCGTGTCCCGACGCGAGACTTTCACTCTAGATACTATAAACAGATGGACGCTACCCCTCTAGATCAGCTGATGCCCCCTGGAGGTTCGCAGCAGCCCGCGATGTCCCTGCCCTCTGCGACAACGTACCCGCAGATGGTGACTCCTGGAACATCGTCCGCCATCTACACTCCTCCCCCGCCGTCCCAGACTGCCCCAATGCACCCTTACGCCGCCAAGACAGTTCTTAAGAACATTATGACGTATGTTTCGGTCTTTGGTGCGGTGTTTATTGTCTCTCTCACACAGGTTCAGTCTCTAGTTCTTCGCTACATCCCCAACACCTACGCTGGTTCGGGCGTTGTTTCGCTGACGGGTGCAGCGGTTCTTGGCGGTCTAGGCGTTGTTCTGGTCTACATTCTCCAGACGCTTCTCCAGCCTCTGATTTAAACATATAAAACGGATAAATACTAGAATAGTAGATTTAACCTTATACTAATGGACATTCGTCAAGGAGACTGTCTCGATCTTCTGAAGACCCTGCCGCCACAGAGTATTCAGACGATTTATTTGGATCCGCCGTTTAACAGTGATCGAACGTATACCCTCAGTGCTAGTGGAGGTGCGGGGTTCGATGATCATTGGACGGATGAAACGTATCGCACGTTCATAAAGTCCGTTATCGATCTTTGTGTACCTCTTCTGAAACCAGATGGATCTCTGTTCTTCCACATTTCGTCTGAACAGATGTTTATTCCAGAATGTATTCTTCGTGAATCCTTCAAGGTGGTCAAACCAATTGTTTGGAAACGATGCAGATCTAAGAACAATATTAAGAACAATCTTGGATCATCCATTGATATGATCTTCTGGTGTTCTCAAACTCCGAAACGAAAGTTCCATATGGTGTACCAACCCCTCGATTCCCATTACTTGAATAATTCGTTCAAGAATTCGGATGCACGCGGACACTACTCCCTCGGGCATCTTGTGTGCGATAAGACACGTACTGGTTATGACTATGAATACACGATTGAGGGAAAGACCTTTCATCCGACAAAGGGTTGGCGTATTTCAAAAGAGGATATGGACAAACTTCAGGAAGAGAACAGGCTGTATGTTCCCAAAGGTAAAAAGGCAAATCTGTACAAGAAACTCTACAGAGACGAAAATCCCGGTAAGCCCTGCCTTGACGTATGGGATGATATCTTCTCCATTGCCCAAGGGTCTGAAATTCGGCAGTATCCAACTGCAAAGCCTCTGAAGCTTCTTGAGAGGATTGTAGAGATGACGACAGATGAAGGCGATACAGTGCTGGATCCAATGGCCGGGTCTGGAACAACTGGAGAGGCATGTAAATTGAAAAATAGACTGGCGGTACTATTTGATCGGAATCCGGAAGCCGTTCAGATTATCAGAGAACGACTGATTTCACCCGAGACAGGAGGGACTTAACATTATCCTGCTGAATCTTGAGAGTAGGAACACTTGACTTATTTTTTGAGGTTGGAAGCTTGAGAAAGGCGCCAATTCCGTTGTTGAGTACCAGGCGAATACGAAGAGTGGTGTTGGTCTCCACGCCCTCACGCCGCCGCCAGATAGTCGCCGAAGTACGAGCACGAGGAGTAGACTTCAGGAAGAACTCGTCGCCCTCCTTGGTGTGTAAGGAATCAATCTCAGAGTGCTTGAAGACGATGAGGCGTCCAGTCTCTAGATCGTTTATGCACATCCAACGCGGCGAGCGGCGATTGCATGTCTCAATCAGAGACTTGATCTGAGAGGACGTCAGACCCGTCAGTGTACCCGCGAGGTAATTCTGAACCTGCTTGCGAATGTCCTCTTCCGACACACCGGAAGTGCGAAGGCTGGCGAGATTGGACTTTAAGTCGGAGTCGTCGAGGAAGTCCGAGACCTTGGAGGTGTTGATGTAGTCGTAGGTGCCGCTCTTGTGACGCTTGAGAGAAAGGCCGTCGAGAACGGCAGCTCCGTTCATGATTTCGATGTCGGACACTACCTGTGTACCTCCACGATGAATGAAGTTGATGTTGGTGCCGTAGATAGATGTGAAGAAGGGGGGAGGGGAGGAGGTCCAGAGGGATGCGATGTCTGATTCGTTCTTGATGCCGGCATGATGGTTCCGTCCGTCGGTGGGAAATCCTGATTTCTGTTTGGTCGTCATTGTGGGATTGTGTTGGGCACTCCTCCTCCTCCTAGATGCCTCTTGGATCCGTTTTTACTACGAAAAAAAATCGGATAGGTAAAGGTTGTCGTGGTATAATAACATGGCTGAGGTCGAGGCACTTATTGCCCCCTACCGTACCAGAAGCCGAGGACCAGTCTACGATCCAATCGCAGTCGTGTTTGATCGTATTCTTCTTGGACCTGGTGCACATATGAGTCCCCGCTTTATGCGTATTTACTCTACCACCCATATTATCAACTGTGCCGACGATACAGCGTGTCCCTTCTGGGCTCGTCGTCATCTAGGTCCTCGGTACACGTGTATGGGTGCTGAAGATACTGAACAAACTGAAATTATCCGAGACTTCTATCCGAGGTTCGAAGAAACTATGGATAGATACCTCAGGGATCCAGCGTGTCGGAAAGTGTATGTTCACTGCCATGCAGGAATCAACCGATCGGCAACTCTCGCAATTGCCTATGTCCATCGGCGGTTTGGAATCCCTATGATGAAACTGATTGAAAACATAGCTCGACAGCGACCATGTATTCTCACCAACCCCGCCTTCCAGCGTCAGCTGCTAGAATTTGCGTCTCATCCGAAAACATAAGAGGAGGCTAGAATGTGGGCAAGTGTTCAGAGCTCTATTCTACAAGCAAACGATAATCCTATTGGAGCCGTCAATGCGGGAATGGATACTGTCTTAGGACCATCCTTTGATTACCTCCAGACCATCCAGTCCCCTGCACAGAAGGGTGTATCGTCCGATGGATCGTTTGACCAAGTGTCTACCAATATTGGAGCAGTGTCTGGATATGTGAATAATCTGATTGTAGGTCCGAAAGTTGGTAATCAGCTTTTTCGGGATACGGGTGGATACTGCAAGGCACCGGGCGGAAGCGTTGTGAAGCGCTCAACATACATTAACAATTACTTGGGCGGAGACGATGCAGCTGGAATCCTGGGACCCAGTTTTCAGAGGGCTGTTCAAGGAACGGGTATGGACGGGATCGTTCCCGGAATCGGCGGAGACTTGGCATCTATGAATCCTCTCAAGATAATGAACGGACTAGTCTCTGACGGCATCCCTCCATGCGAAGCGTATACGTGTCCGGTGGTAGACACAAATGGAGGAATCAATACATCCGACACCCAGTTCCTGACACCATCCCTCGAACTGAACATGGGCCTTCCTCCTCCTAATCCAGGATGCCGACGTGCTGAAAACCAGGCTAAATTTGAAGGACCAGCTGCGAAGGTTGTGGCGGATGAGACGGCAAGGGCTGCGAAACTCCGAGAAACTACTACAAGGACTGAAAAGTTTGCTGATTACTATCCCGACAATTATTACCGTAACGTTGTCGGTGTAACAACCCAGGAACCAGATGCTCTTTCCTATGCTCTGTGGGGGGTCGCCCTCGCGTGCGTTGTTGCCTACTTCGTCACGAAATAAGAATAATGGCTTACAGAGGGTCGTCCCAGAGTCATAATAGAACTGGATGTCTTCGGACGTGTTTAAGGTGAAGAAGTCTCGTGAGGGAGGGGGAGGAAAGAATCGTGAACAGATTGGAACTCTGGATTCTCTTCATGAGCGGCATATTGAGGACCTACAGACGCGTACCTCCTCAGACGCGATTGCAGTGTTGGACGAACGGATCTCCCAAATTAAGCTAGATTTGTCGGGAACATTTGACCCATTTGAGTTTGGGGATGTTATGCGAACAACGCGTCTTCACAAGGAATTGGAGATCCTGGAAGACGAGAGGATTCGTGCGGCAGAAAAGTACGATATCCAAAAATATTACCTAGATAGCGGCGATATCATGTTGGATTACTATGCTCCTCTTCAGAAGAAGACGGTCTCCAAAATTGATATGGGAGCAACTGCCCAGGGTACATTTGATAAACTCTTTTCAGTGACCGAAACCGCAGTGGGTCCATCCAAGAAGAAGATGTTTGATGAGTACATGTCTCGTCGTGGTTTATCAAACGGTCTCAATATCGCTGAGAATGCAGACAATATCAAAAAGATGTCGGAGCACTGTGCCCCCTGCAATATCCCTCGCGAAGAGGTTACGTCGGAAGGTATACTTGTCTGTCCCAAGTGTGGATCAGAAGAGTATGCTCTCGTAGTCTCCGACTTCCCCAGTTTCCGCGATCCGCCGAAGGAGCGGAACAATTATGCGTACAAGAAGCAGAATCATCTGAACGAGATTCTAAACCAGTTTCAGGCGAAGGAGAGTACAGAGATCCCCGATGATGTAATGAATGAGGTGATTTGCGAGATCCGCAAGAGACGTATTGATAATATTGCTCTCTTGACGGAACAGAATATTCGCGAGATTCTCAAGAAGCTAGGTCGGAATCGGTACTATGAACATGCCGCTCATATTCTGTCGCGTCTGAATGGAAACCCCCCACCTACGATTACGCCGGAGATTGAAGACAAGATCCGAGCAATGTTTCAGGAAGTTCAGGCACCGTACCTCCTCTACTGCCCCGACGAACGCCGGAATTTCCTCTCGTATTCCTACATCATTTACAAATTCCTGGAGCTGCTGGAGCTGGACGAGTATAAGGTCCACTTCCCGCTTCTCAAATCCCGCGATCGGCTGATTCAGCACGATGCGATCTGGAAGAAGATATGTGAGTATTTACAGTGGGAATTCATTCAGAGCATCTAAACTGAATTCGGGAATTCATTCAGAGCATTTAGGTGGGATGTCTTAGAATACCATCCGTTTGTTCCGTTGTGCACATCCATAATACACTTGAAGGTGTACTCATATTTTTTCCCTACCTCGAACATGTCGTACAACTTGACGGCACGTTCGTGGATATACTGCCGATCAAACTTTCCGTCAATCGCAAGTTGTACCCCAAGAACATAGTCCTGGAGCGTATGACACCGTACCCCAGTCTTCAAATTCTCCACTGTCTCTGTTTGAGCACCATAATCCTGCGTCAATACGGGAGTTCCACACATTTGGGCTTCTACCGCCACTCCACAAAAAGGCTCAATGAACATTGTGGGAGCTAGAAGAGCTGTGAGTGATCCGAGATACTCTCCCCGCTCCTTGCCTGAGATAGGGGGCTTGTACACAATATTGGGATGTTTCATGAACGGTTCGGGGTTTCCCTGACCACACAGAATGAACTGAACATGGGGCATACGTGATGCCACTTCCATGACAATATGACATCCTTTTCCATCGTAGATACGACCAAAGAATCCTACAGTATTCAACTTTGGAGTTAGAGAAAGAGGCCAGTGACGGGCATCAAAGTAGTTTGGAACCACAAACCAGTAATTCTGACCCCACTTCCCTGACTTTGCGAGCTCGTGATGGAGCCACGCATAACTTTCAAAGATACGATAATTACGAGTTGAATCATTGTACCCAATTCCGCTCTCGCATACGACCATGTTAAGATCTTTTAGAGCACGATCATGAGAAATCCCAAAGGGGAGACATACAATATCGGTCTTCGTAGACCTGTAATTTGCCTGTAGAATTGGGCGTAGGCGATCATTGAACTCAATGTAAAGAGGTGTTGACCAGTTCCCCAGATCTCCAATAAACGATTTGTGATCGGCTAGATGATTTACCGCATTATCGTGGGAAACTTCAGGGTGGAGGAACTTGTAAGACTGAACGCGAAAGAAATCCCACTCATCTCGCGTCATCAATTGAATGTCTCGGGTTGCTCCAGTCGTGGATCCTTCCACGCCATAATGATAAACTTCAAACCCACGAGACATCATCATTTCTGGGAACCGCAGGACCTTTCCTGTATACGCACAATGGCTGAAATCATCATTGGTGACGGTATGTGGTAAAGCGAGAATATGGAGACGGATAGGAACAGATGTCTCCATTTACATACTAACGTTCGTGGATACGTAAATGGAGGGGGAGGGAATCTCCTTTATCGTCCGCATTCGTAACGAAGAAACCACGCTCGTTCGCTCTGTAAGATCCCTGATTTCTATAACAATTCCCCATGAGATTGTTCTTATTCTCCATAGGTGCACTGATAAAAGCCCAGAGATCGCTGCCTCCCTCGCGAAAGAGAATCCACATGTAAGAATTCTAACGTACGACCATGCAGTCTCTAGGGCAGGATATGAAACCCTCGCGACAGATGCGACATCAGATCACAGTTTTATTCGGTATTCGAATTGGTGTGCAGGGCAGGCTCGGTATCCTTGGATATTTCGATGGGATGCTGATTTTGTGATGACTCGTCCACTCATGGACTATATCAATAAGCAGGAATGGGTCCCTAAAAATTTGCGAATCGGTCTTACGGCAAAAAACAAAACACACGAAAACAAGGAATACTATCTCTATCAGTCGTCAGTTCAGACTAAGAAATACATTTTCTGGGAGGCGTCGGTCTTTCCAAGTGATGTGATATCTCTACGTCTTGAAAACACATTTTATGTGATTCACGTATCAGAACTTTCCGATGTAAAAACGTATTGGACCGAACCCCCGTGGTTTGAGACTGACGAGTCTCATGAGGCTCGCGAAGTGAAAGAAAGGTACGATAAACTGGTCGCCGAGTTTGGACCTGAACCCACAGGCATGGCTAGGGCTTCAAACCCTAAGTGTACCGATATCTTCAGTAAGATTACACATGCAAACAACTGTGTAGGTCCGTCGTATGTGAAGTTCCTTGCGTAAAACGGATTCGGGAAATGGAGGTTGGTAAAGAGTAAGAACTCACGACTACAAATGAAGCCTCGTTTCTCAGCATCCGATGTCGCATCTCTCCTCGGCCGTAATCCCTACCGCAGCAAGAATGAATCTCTCCTCAAGGTCATTTCCATGATGCCTAAATTCAAGGAACTTGTTCTAGACGTCAAGACTACAATGGGTGCTAAGACTTATCGTGAAATTGTAGCGGGGGCCTCTCCTGCTGCTATCAAGGCCATGTGGGCCTCCGTAGACCAGTCTGTGGGAGCCACGTCGGATGCTCAGGTGGAAACGGCTATCAAGACCTTCAAGCAGGAGCATATTCGCCAAGTTGTGCAGGAGACTCTTGAGGGAAAGCGAAGCCCTACGTGCGTTGCCCTCGAAGAGGTTGTTGCCCGTGTGATAGCGGGTCAGACGACCATTGAGAAGGAGATGCCGACCCTCTGTGCGAGCCCCGAAGTCAAGACCGCTATTGAGACTACCCAGGAGCACCAAGTTCTGGCCTCTGAGATCCAGAAGCGGCGGGGAACCAAGTTGGAGGACAAGGCCGAGAACGATCACGCAGCGGCTACGGGGATTGAAGTGACGGGCCGTAATTCGTTCGTGGACTTTGAGTGTGATTCGTACCGCCTGATAGGGTATCTGGACGGTATGCAGGGCGAGAAGGTTGTGGAGACAAAGAATCGTAAGCGGTTCTGGACAGTTCCGCCAGCTTACGATTTCGTCCAGCTGCGGTGCTACATGTTCATGAAGGGCAAGAAGGACGGCGTTCTGCTGGAGAACTTTCCTGGTCGCGGTCCTCGCACTACGGAGGTTCCGTGGAATGATGAGCAGTGGGCAGAGATTCACGATGGGCTGTGCGATGTCGCAAGGACGATTGCGAATATTACGGAGGAGGATGCCAGGGATCTAGCTCGCAATGTGTTTGCTGCAATGAAGACGTAAAATATTCAGGGTCAAGATATAATAAGACGATGAGCTCATCCCCTGCCCCTTCTGGATCTACATCGGCTGCGAACCCGTCAGCGTCGTATGTCCCGCCGGCATCTACAAATGCATCAACAAATAGCGTAATGTATTCAGGAGCATCTACCTCCTCCACTCTTCCAGCGGATTCCCCTGCACGTGAGGCTGCTACCTCATCCCAGGCGAGTGCCGCTGCATCTCTCCCCGCCGGATCCCCTGGGATTGATCAGATGACGAGTCTGTTAGGAGGCAGTTCTACAACATCTTCATCCAAGGTTTCGGCATCAGGAACGCCATCCAAGACTGCGGATGCCGCTGCCCCAGCGTCAAATGCTGAGAAGGTCCGCACAACATTCATTGCGGTTCTAGCACTAGCTTGGGTTCTGTTTGGAGTCGCTGCCTTCTTTTTCTCCCTTGTGTGCTTTGGTCGCTCGGGATCGTTTGGCGAGAAGCTCTTTGGATTCTTCCTTGCCCTCGTGTTCGGCCCCTTCTACTTCGTCTACTATTTCGCGGACGGTGCTTACTGCCGCGCCAACGCCCCGACACTCTTTTAGACTAAAACGGAAACGTAAGAGTCTCATTGGGTAAACATCAGACAAAATGCTCCGAATTGCAGATACAACATCACAACAGGCTCCCGAGGTTGAGACGAACTACACGTTTCCTCTGGATCCCTTTCAGAAATATGCCGTGGCCGCTATCCAGGCCCGTGAGAATGTTCTCGTCACCGCCAAGACAGGCAGTGGTAAGACGCTGGTGGGCGAGTACCAAATTGAGTATTCGCTCAAGCGAGGTGGACGAGTATTCTACACCACCCCCATCAAATCCCTATCCAACCAAAAATTCAACGATCTCAAGCAGCTCTACCCTAACAAGGTGGGCATCATGACGGGCGATATCAAGTTCATTCCCCAGGCCGAAGTGGTGGTGATGACGACGGAGATTCTGCGGAACCTTCTCTTCAAGATCGGGTCGTCAACGGAGGGTGTTGGGTCTACGGCTTCGCTCTCACTAGACGGAGTCGATGCTGTGGTCTTCGACGAGGTCCACTACTTCAACGATCCAGCGCGAGGAAAGGTGTGGGAGGAATGTCTCATCCTCCTTCCACCGACGATTCGTCTGGTTCTCCTCTCCGCAACGATTGATAGTCCAGCAGTCTTTGCTCAGTGGATCGGTGAAATGAAGCAGGTTCCGATACACCTCATTTCCACCCAGTATCGTGTTGTTCCCCTGGAGCACCGCGTGGTTGCGGGGGACAAGCTTCTGATGGACGAGAAGGACAAATTCCATAAGGAATCCTACGCCGACTACCTTCGGCATCTTAAGGGTATTGAAGATGCCGCTCGTAAGCATTCGGATGCAGTGAAAGCCAGGGTTGCTGGAGATCCAGTGGCCGCCCGTGAAATCCGTTCTACTGGATTTCTCCACCAGATGAATGAGATGATTGACGATCTCAATGCGAAAGAGAAATTGCCCGCGATGTTCTTCGTGTTCTCCCGCAAGAACTGTGAAGTGTATGCCTCCAAGGTGTCCTCTACCCTCATTGATACATCGGAGGGTGCAGCAATCAAGAATATTGTGCGTTTCCATCTCCACCGCTACCCCGAGCTGGAGATGCTGCCGCAGTACCATACACTCATGGATCTTCTCATGAAAGGTGTGGCCTTCCATCACAGCGGGATGCTCCCTCTCCTCAAGGAGATTGTGGAAATGCTGTTCTCCCGTGGCCTTATCAAGTTGCTGTTTGCGACAGAGACGTTTGCGGTCGGAATCAACATGCCGACCAAGACGGTGATCTTCACGAGTTACCGCAAATACGATGACGGCGCAGACGGGTTGCGGATGCTGAGGACGGACGAGTATATCCAGATGGCGGGTCGTGCAGGTCGGCGTGGAAAGGATACACGCGGATTCGTCTACTACCTCCCTGATCGCAAGCCTGAGACTGTGGAGGATGTGCAGCGGATGATGACGGGGAAGCAACAGTCCCTAGAATCACGAATGGATTTCCATTATGATTTCCTGCTAAAGTGTCTCCAGAGCGGGACGACGGGATGGCTAGGGTTGGTGAAGAAGTCGTACTGGTACGTCCAGCGTCAGGCGGAGACCGAGGGACGGCAGGCGGAACTTCTGGAGCTGCAGAAGAAGTACGTGGATCTGGATGTTGGAGAGTTTGAGCTGCGTGATACGTACGAGACGCAGATTCGGATCACGCAGAATGCCGAGCGGAAGAAGGCACAGGCATTCCTGGATTCGTGGAAAAATAAGCATATGGGACCTAAGTGGGAAAAGGGGTGGCTGGAGTTCAAGGAGTTCAAGAAGAATCGGGCGGCGATTGCCCTGCTCGAAGAGAAGGTTGAGGCATTCAAGACTATTCAGGTCCCGTTTCTGGCGAATCTTCAGCGGCTAGGGTATGCTGACGGCGAGACTCTCACGGAAATGGGTGTGCTAGCATCGGAAATCAATGAGGGGAATCCTCTTGTGATGTCCAAGCTGTTTATGGAAGGAGTCAATCTTCCGCGAGCGGAGTTGGTGGCCCTACTCTCGTGTTTCGTAGAAGGCGAGAAGACGGAGGATCCAATTACGGTTGATTGTCTACGTGTCCCAGAGACGCTACAGGATGCACTCAAGCGGGTGCACAAGATCGCGGCAGATCTGTATGCTCACGAGAACCCCAAGAGCCAGCCAGAGTACTGGACAGTGCACAACTACTGGCCCGAGATTGTGTATCGCTGGATGCACGAAGAGGAAATGGCGATCCTGTGTTCGTTCTACGAGGTGTACGAAGGCAACTTTATGAAGGCGATTCTCAAGACCGCCAATATCGTGGACGAGTGGATCACACTGGCCACGATAACTAAAAATCTGGGGGTCTTGGAAACTCTGCGTGAGATCAGGGTTGATCTCGTGCGGGGTCTAGTGGTCCCAGATTCCCTCTACCTACGTCTCTAATCTAAGTTAACGGACTTGGAAACTAAAGCAGATCTTGTTTGCTGCGTAAGAATTCCACCTACTATTCAGAATCCTCTCAATCTTAAGGAAATCAACATCGTTATCGGAATACAGGATCACAAACTCGGATAGCCCATCATTAGGATCCACCCGTTCGCGGTGTTCAATTGTGAATGCATCTTCAATATCAAACTCATAGTTTTCAACTCGCTGTCCCATTCCCATCCCAATCTGGATAGTTTTTCTGATTGTCCAATGTGGATGAACCCACTGTGTTGGACGATCAAGTTCCGAATACATATATGCCTTCTCGTGTGGAACACTCCAGCGAACATAGATGAGATCATTGTCGTTAAGGTCATTGAACTCCGCAATCTTGTAATCAGAGGGACTGAAGGCATCATCATCCTCGGGTGCTTCAGGAGAAAGGTTGGATAATGAGGGGGCTTGGCTGTTGCTCATGTTTGCGATCGAGTATTGGTTGCTTCTCCTCTTCCATGGACACGTAAACGGATTCGTTTTGTTCAGAATCAGAATCAGAATCATCTAAGCAAATCACGAGTCGCACCTGTATATTGTGTCTCGCATACTGTTTCCAGTGACTTAGTAAGAACGTGCGTTTTTCCCATGCATGAGCAGGTCTCTCTCCGTTCACCTTTGAATTATCAAAATACAGTTCCTCAATATCCATATCCGTAATCGTTTCGCCAAGAAACCAATTCAACGACTCTCCTATCGTTAGATGAGCAGGGGCAAACTTTCCGTCCATAAACAGTGTCCCTGTATCTGCGAAACATGTGACCGCAATCCGCTCTTCGTCGCCGCAATCTTTTATCGTAACATCACCTACGGTTATGAGACGATGTCGAGGCCTGAAAAATTTAAGGTCCATTCCTAGGAGAAAAGACATACACCGCAGTTTGCTAATTCTACATCACAGACTTTAATTTAATTAAATTTAAGTTATCCGTTTCTGGGGGAAGGTAATATTCAACACCAGAGGAAGGAGGGCCCCCGAATCCACCACTTCCTCCCACCGCATATCCAGAATGCACTTTTTCTGAAATTCGGGACCACTGAAGAAGTCAATATCCTGCCACATATAGTTGCTATCCGCCTTTCCCGTATGAATAAGCCGCAGGGTTTGGCCAACAGTGAGGAACTGGTCAAAGTGTGTCGTTGTCGTGTCTACGATCTCGCGAATGTAGTAGAAACATGTCCCAGTCCCTGCGTTCTTCCAGACCTCCAGTTGGTAGTCGTAGGGATAGTCTCCAATGTTGAAATGAAGTCTCATGATCGGAAAGTGTGTCATTTTACTGCTGTTACTCAGTTCAGAATGAAAAAGGGGTCTAATCCGTTTTAATGAAGTCTACTACACAAGAATTGGATCTACAGTCACATGAAACACCAGCCGCTCTTTCCAAGTTGGACGCTGCATGTCCAGGAAATACCGCACGTTCACAGGAGTTCCTTCCACCAGATTGTTGGGACTCGTAATCAGGCGGTTCCAGTCAGGGATCCAGATACGGGTGGACGAGACTACAATTCCCTTAATATCTTCGGGCCGACGCTGGAGAATGTCTAGGAAAGCCAAATCGCGAGCGTGCTTCTTCGCAAATGTCTGGAGTCGATTACAGTCCTCCTTCGCGTTGGGAACAGGCATTCCCTTCATTGCCATCTGGTTTACCACATCTGCCCAGCGCCGAATCGGGGACGAGCCGTGGCAGTATCGCGACTGGAAGCCCCAGTGTAGCACCTTTGGGGAAACATGTTCATATGTTGCGGAAGCATACGCAAACATTCGAGCATTCAGTCCTAGATTCTCATACTTCTCCAACTTTTCGCTGTCAGGAGCCGTGTGATGACGCAGCAGGCCCTTGCCTATCACAGTAAGAGCGCCCGCCATCTGTTTGTTGTAGTAAATCATGAGTTCCGCCACCCAGTCATGAGGATCCAAGAGCGGCTTCTTTCCCGCAAGATGCTCGCAGATCTCTCGGAGCGTATCCATCGGAATCTCTGTCGCTAGGCGGCAATTCTCGTAGGTATACGATTTCTTGTTGATGATCACAACTTCCTTGAAATGGGGATTCCAAATAGTATTGTCGGCCCAGTCGAAGAACAGCGTGTACCCAATCCGTTTCTCACCAGGAAGTAGGGACATCTTAGCTTCCAACGTCTTCGGAAACATGGAGCGCACAGGAACGCCGCCATCGTACAGCGACTGCCCAATATTTTGAGCATGGGTCATCCATGGATTTGCCCGCACCCATTCGGCAACATCGGCAATCGTGATCGCCACTTTTGTGGGTCCGTCCTCATGGTTCCAGATAGAAATACAGTCATCAATATCCAGGCACCCTGGAGGATCAATATTGATCGTAGGAACGTCTAGAATAGGTCGGTTGAACGAAGGTTCAATGGTCTCGGGAATCTTGGTCCAGTAATCAGGGGAATAAGCTACGTGAATAGCCTTGCGTTCGGCAAGCGGATCGCCACACACACCTACAATGTCTACAATTTGGCCGCGGGGGAGTTTATCATCATTGATCTTTTCGGCGACGACTAGGAGATTCTTCTTGAGATCACGATGAGCGGATGCGACAATCATCTGGGGGAACACCTTGTTCAGGGGGCTAAAGAGATACATTGGGATATTTCGGGAGGTGAGGCCATACCGCGTCTTGCTGGTGAGCTGAAGAACACCTGCGACACGCGTCATCTTTTTCTTGGTTGGTTACTGTTCTCCTACAGTAAGGAACTAAAACCCGTTTTTAGGAACTTGTCTGGGACTTCGGGCACTTTGAGCATCCTCCACCCATCCCCTCCTTCACCTTCGACGTAAAAGAGCTGCGAGACAGGATCCAATACAGTAGGACAACCCCAACAAGAGCTGTGAGCACATAGATCCAGTTTACCTGTAGAGTCTCCAAAATTCCTCCGCCCGTCAGTTTGGCCATTAGGTCTACTTTACTTTCAGCCAAGACATTTTATATACATAAATGGGCATCCCGTTCTACTTTGTTAGCCTCATTAAGGCACACAAGACAATTGTGTCCCGTGTCCGAACTCGGTTGGAACCGAATGTCCTTTCGATTGATTTCAATTGCTTAATTCACACGTATATGGATGATGCCCGACCGATTGAGAGTATTCTGGAAGCACTGGGTACTCTTCTTACGGACACTTGTAGCCCTCGGACTCATTTGTACATTGCGATGGACGGTCTTGTTCCCTACGCCAAGATTTCCCAGCAGCGATACCGTCGCTTCCGTATCCCCGAAGCAACGAACCCTATCTTTGATCGCAACCAGATCTCGCCAGGGACGCCGTATATGAAAGAACTGGACTTGGCGGTGCGTGCACGGTTTCCCCAGGCGATTGTTTCGTCTACCGATCTTCCTGGGGAAGGGGAACACAAACTGTTTGCGTGGTTGAAGACTCTTCCAGCTGCCGAGCGAACCAACACAGTCATCTACGGTCTGGATGCTGACCTGATTCTTCTGTCTCTTGCCCAGGAACAGTTGTGTTCCCTGTCTCTTCTACGAGAGAACCAGAATTTTCAGTCCAAGGCCGAAGGATATTCCACTCTGAACATCTCGGATCTGGCTCGGAAACTTCCAATGAACCCCCAACAGTATGTTGCCCTCTGTGTTCTCTGTTTCGGCAATGATTTCATGCCTCCTATCGGGATGTTTTCGCTGCGTGAAGGGGGGCATGACCGGGCCCTAGAATGTTATCGTCAGGCGGGGGAACCGAATCTCATGACGATTGGAGGACGTCAAGTGTTTATCCAGACAGCACACACACAGGAAATGAAGTTTTATAAGGAGCGTGCGAGGGCTCGTGATAAGCCAGCTGAGAAGGCAATTGTCTCCGAGGATGGTCAGCATTTTGAGGCCCGATACAATCTTCACATTCTGGATGGAACGACGAATATTGCCCAGTTAGTCCAGTCATTTTGGAAAACATTTGATTGGACTCTTCACTACTTTTGCGAGAACGAGTGCCTAGATTGGAACTGGGTGTATCCGTACCCTGAAGCCCCTCTTGTCCAGCAACTAGTACGGTACGAAGAGATTCCTATTCAGTGGACTCCCGACTCCCCAAAATTTACGGTGACGAAACAGCTGCAATTCATTCTGCCCCATGATTCGCTTCGCCGGGCGAAGAAGCGAGTCATGTTTCCCGACGAATTGTACAATGAGGAAACAGATACCCGTATTCCGTGGATGAGACGGTATGCGTGGGAATGTGAGCCACGAATCTCGCTTCCTATCGCGATCGAAGAGATGACAGCGGTCCAATCTTTCCAATATTCTTGAGCTTGAATCCTCCAGATACAGGCATCGTAATTCTCGGTATAATCACGTCTCCTGAGGACGTAGCTGACGATCGTTCAGGAATTGGAGATATAGCGATATTGGTGAAGGATGCTATATCCGACCATGAAAAGGAACGCTTTGACCAATATTCCTCTTCAATAGTGTTCAATTCTTTTAGTTTGGGAGCTGATGAGATTCCATTGAGCGTCATATTCTTCATCCAATCGTTGCGGATATAGACTAAGTACTGCTGACGCTTCACCCTTGCTGCATGATCATCCGGCATAATACTACGAAGTAGTTCAATACTTTCCTCCAGAGTGTACATCTTCTTGTGTGTGCGTTGATTCACGGTGTTATGTGCACGGAAGACAAACTCACACACGGTACGACGACTATTTTTCCATCCGGGGTTGCGTTGGGTGTAGACAGTAACCATATCTGAGAAATGCTGAAGACAGCTTGGGCACAGAATTGTTTGAGTAAACGATTCAAGAAACCGATTTAGGAGTTCCAGCTCATACTGGGACGGAAAATCGGGGTAAAGGGCAGCAATTGTGTGCAGGGTTGCCCATCCAAGTGGACCCCATGCTTTCGTCATTATATAGACTCATCAAGAAAGAAGACCCGCTCCCACCGAGTCAGCATACAAAACGCGAAGGACGGCAGGGGGGATATTCTTCTTATCTCCGCCGATGATCTTCTTCTCAATCAACTTCTTACGGATTAACGCAATATCCATCTTCGCAGCCTTGGCCTTCGCCGTCTTACGAGCCTTTTCAAGTCCACGCTCCGTCATGAGTTTCACTGACCGTTTACGAGTCACTGGCGATTTAGATGGGTTCTTATCGGGAACTATCTTCGCGGTCTTACGAAGAATTCCTTTCGGAAACGTCTTGGTAGACCGACGGTGACCGCGGCGGCCTCCAAATCCAGGGCCGCTCGGCATACCAACCGGAGGTAACGGCGACGTGACGGTCGTCACACGCATGGACTTATCCTGACCATTAAATGCGGGATCACTTCCCTCTTTAATGATGGTGTACTTGGTAGGACCATCGGTAGCAGGCATACAACCTCTTCTTACTCAAAACGGATAAAAACTTACGGCGACGGCCCGAGTATCAAGATACGACATGGAGGCGGTTCGAGCATATTTCAACAATGGTGTTTCGCGTTTCTCTGAGTCGCAGATTGAACCCTATGAAGACTTCCTCCGCAACAAGATTCCTCTGATCCTGCGATCAACACCACCCATCGTGGTATGGCACGATCAGGACGAGGCAACAAAGAAGTACAAGTACGAGTTCCGTCTCTCGTTTGATAACGTCTCCTACCTCAAGCCCCGTATTCAGGAAGCCACAGGACGACTGAAACAGATGCTGCCGCACGAGGCCCGCATCCGCAACTTCACGTACGCTGCCCAGATGTTCGTGGACATCAAGCTCAAGGTTCGTTCGTACAGCGGCCCTGGTCTCACTGAGTTCAAGGAGGAGTCCAAGACGTTTGAAGGCATCTCGCTCGGCAAGATTCCGGTGATGCTGGGGTCTTCACTCTGCGTACTCAAGGACTATCCTCTCACACTTGAAGAGCTGGGCGAGTGCCCGCAAGATCCGTTCGGGTACTTCATTATCCACGGCGGTGAGCGAGTCATTCTGTCCCAGGAGAAGGTGGCGGACAACCGCATCATGGTCTTTCTCAACAAGAAGTCCACAACCAAGCACACTCATTCGGTGGAAATGAAGTCTCTCCACGAGAGCTTTACTCTCCCACCCAAGAAGCTGGAGATCCGGATGTCCAGTAAGTTCAACGGTCTTGGGTACCCCCTCTCCATCTGCATTCCTCGGTTCCGCGAGGATATTCCGATGATGGTCTTCTTCCGTTGCCTAGGTATTGAAACCGACAAGGAGGTCTTTGACCTCCTCAACGTTGAAAACACTGATTCAATTATTGCGTCCTTCAAGGAATGTGCGGATATCGGGGTGTTTAGCCAGCAGGAGGCTATTGAGTACCTCTCACACCACCTGCAGTACCCACCGGCAACGGACGATAAGACGGGTCACGTACGTGCCCTCCTCCTCACCGAGTTCCTTCCGCATATCGCTCTTCCATCAGAAACAATCGCTCCCGAAATTATGGCTGCACGCAAGATCAAGATTCTTGTGAGTATGGTGAAAAAGCTCCTGGACACAGCATCCGGCAAGCTTCCGGCCGATGATCGTGACGCGTACCCCAATAAGCGTGTCGTGACCACGGGCTCGCTCCTCACCCATCTCTTCCGCCAGCTGTTCCAAAAAGTGTGCAAGGATATCCGTTCCAAGTTCGTCCATGAAATCAACAATGATAATTGGAAGCGGTCAGGAAAGCCCCTGGATGTCCTCGTACTCTCCAACCTCTACAAGATCATGAAGGTCTCGTCTATTGAAGGCAAACTGAAGCAGGCTCTCGCCACAGGTAACTTTACGGTCCAGGGTCTCGGGACTTCGGGATCCACCTCCCTCTCTAACGCCACCAAGTCCGGTGTCTCCCAGGTCCTTAATCGCCTGTCGTACAACGCAACGCTCTCCCACATCCGCCGTATCCAGACGCCTGTGGAGAAGTCAGGCAAACTACTTGCTCCTCGCAAGCTGAATGGGTCGTCATGGGGGTTCGTGTGTCCCGTGGAGACTCCAGAGGGTCATTCGGTTGGTATTGTGAAGACGATGAGCTTGATGTCCACCATCTCCACCCACGTTCCCTCGTTCGTAGTCACCAACTTCCTTCGCGAGATCCCTGATATTGACTGGATCACCGATGCCTGGTCTAGCGGTCCGGTTGCACTTCTTGTGAATGGTACCATCATTGCCTACACGTCCAAGCCGAAGGATGTGTACGAGCGTCTCAAGGACGCCAAGCATTCGTGCCGGATCCATCCCCACATCTCGGTTGCCTGGAACGTTCTCCAGAACCGTATCATCATTGAGACAGACGCTGGTCGGCTGGTACGGCCCGTCTTCCGCGTAGAGAATGGTAAAGTCCTGCCCATGCCTCCCGAGGGAACGCAGTGGGCTGACTGGATCACTACCTGTGTTGGCTATATTGACGCCAACGAGTCCGAGGTCGCTCACATTGCGATGTTCCCATCCGAGGTGGGTCCAACGCACACCCACTGTGAGATTCATCCACACATGATTCTCGGCCATATGGCGTCCATCATTCCGCTATCCAACCACAATCAGTCACCTCGTAATGCTTACCAGTCCGCGATGGCCAAGCAGGCCATGACGCTGTATGCGTCCAACTACCATAAGCGTCTCGACAAGAACGCTTACCTCCTGGCTTCTCCGCAGCGGCCGATCGTGGAGACTCAGATCATGTCTATCTTGAATATGCACAAGATGCCGTCTGGATGCAATGCCATCGTGGCCATCGCGTGTTACTCGGGCTACAACCAGGAGGACTCCGTGATCCTCAACCGCGGATCCCTCAAGCGCGGGTTCATGCGTGGGTACTACTACACCGTGTACAAGGACGAGGAGCATCGTAACGTGGCGAGCGGTCGTGAGGAGCGGTTCTCTAAGCCCCGCCATGAGAATACTAAGGCGTTCAAGAATACGTCGTACCATGCCGTACAGGAGAACGGTATTCCCATCAAGAATGCTGTGGTTCAGGAGAACGATGTGGTGATCGGCAAGGTCGTGAACCTTCGGTCGGATCCCCATGGGTATCTGTACCGCGATCTGTCCACGACGCACAAGAACTCAGAGCCTGCGCGTATTGACGGTGTGTGGCAGGATAAGAACTCGGATGGATACCCGTTCGTCAAGGTCCGCGTGATTGCCGAGCGAACGCCGCAGATTGGTGATAAGTTTGCTTCGCGTGCCGGACAGAAGGGGACGTGCGGAATGATTCTGGACGAGTGTGATATGCCGTTCACTGCCTCGGGTCTGCGTCCCGACATCATTATGAACCCTCACGCTATTCCGTCGCGCATGACGATTGCCCAACTACTAGAGACGATGTATAGCCGTGTAGGTGTTCAAACAGGGAATCTGGGTGATGGTACGCCCTACTCCCATCTCGGGATTGAGGACCTCAAGGTTCACATGGCGAATCTCGGGATGCACCCCTATGGTAACGAGATCATGTACAATGGTCAGACAGGCGAGCAGATGGAGGTAGAAATCTTCATTGGGACCACGCATTACCAGCGTCTGAAGCACATGGTGATTGATAAGGCCCATTCTCGTGGTCGCGGCCCTATCGTGTCTCTGACCCGTCAGCCGTGCGAAGGTCGGGCTCGTGATGGCGGTCTGCGTGTCGGCGAGATGGAGCGTGATTGCTTCATTACGCACGGTGCGTCTGCGTTCACAAAGGAGCGTCTCATGGATGTATCAGACCCGTTCACCACAGGGGTCTGTTCAACTTGCGGTTCGCTCTCTACAATCAACGAGAAGGATCGTCTCTATGAGTGTAGGTCGTGTGGGTCCAAAGCAGGGCTGGAAGATAAGACGATTCCGTATGCCGTCAAGCTGTGGCTACAGGAACTGGAGGCAATGCACATCTCGCCTCGCATGATCTCGTCCTAAGCCTAACCAGAAATAGTGTAGAAATAGTGTGTCTTTGGTGATGGAGTTGTTATTACTGGGGGGTCATCGTTGATGGGTCGGCCCCCGGCGGTTGCTAGTGTAGTGTCTACTGCGATCACATACATTGTATTTTGTCCTGTGATAAGAGGGGTAGCAAGGGCCTGGATAATGGGATTATTCTTTGTAGAGGTTCCATTCATAACAAACTGACTGGTGAAAGACTGTGCTGAGGGAGTTGTACCAATTGAAGCGGTTGGATATGCCTGATATTGATTGATAACTCCATAGGTTGATGAAGTATAAATAAACCCAGAAGAGTCAACGACCGGCAAAGTATAATCTGGATAAATTTCTTCACCGGACGCATTAGACCAAATGTATTTGTACTGAAAGTTCGTTACACTTGCTTCAAGTCCTCCTACAGCAAGCAGTCTACGGATACCGCTACTTGAGTTGATAATCATGTGGGCCCACAGGTTACCAATACTATCAGTAGACACTACAGGTGTGGACTTAATTTGAAGACCTCCAGGAATTCGTACAGGGATATCATAGGCACTTTCACGAACGGTGGTATTGCTGAGGATATATAAATACTCATCATCCGGCATCGCAACACCTATGTACCATGAGGTAACGTAGGGGGTTAAAGGAGCACCTCCGATGGTTGATGGTACAGTATACACCCAATTCAATGTCCCTGTTTGAGCAGTGTAACAATAGATCTTCTTATTATCGGATCCAATAAACACATTGATTCCATCGGTAACCACTGACGTCTTAAACACTTCACCTGGAGTCTGGGTTGTTGCTGTCCAAGCCCTTCCACCACCTTCTGCATTGAATGCACCTATCGTATTTCCGTATGCCGCTACGATATAGTCAAACGCACCGTTCGTGATACATGCAGGGGATCCATATATTTGTTGACCTAATACGATAGGGTAACCGGAAAGAATATTTGCGTTCGAGTCTAGACGATAGAGGGTTCCAGTATCAGTGGTAACTACAACTGCACCTTTTGTAGAGACGACTGGTCCTGCGACTGTTGCATTCCCAAATGATCGATATAAAGAAACGTTATTACTATATAATTTTGTGAGAATTCCAGAGCCTGATAAAAAGTAGACTTCTCCAAGAGGACCTATAGCTGGCTGTGTGGGTGACGGATCTACTGAAAATGTAAGAGACGTAGATACTACAACACTAGCCGGAACACTTATAGATGAACGGAATCCGGTAGAATGTCCATGGTCTATATACTGTCTAATTGGAACGGTAATAGGATACACGGGTGCAACAGGATCGGGAGGGAAAATAGGGGGAGGAAGTGGAAGGCAATAAAACGGGGTGACTGGACAGTTTACGATCGGTGGAGGACAGCATAGCGGGCTCTTTACTACATCTAAGATCGGTCGGTTCCTGGTATTCGTAAGACCCCATCCAAACCGTAAACGAGGACTAAACGGTTCTACAATACGTTTACAGGATGTTGTAGGATAAGGCTGTAGGAATGGAACTTGCTGGCGAGCCGGAGGAGGCTGATAATTGCTTCTGGGTGGCGATACGAAAGTAGTTTTATACAGAATAGATTCCGAATTGAAGTTACTACTTGATAAGTAGATCTTACCAACCGAATCAATCGCAACAGTATTTGCTCCGCTTATTGTGATTTGGAGAGGGTCTGTACTAATTTGAAAGGACGATAGGTTATTTCCTATAATATGTGTCTCCGCTCCGATATAGCTATTTTTGGCGTAAATACCGTTTGACCTGGTGTAAAAAACGTTATCTCCAAGACTGACTATATTGCGCAAGGATGACTTAACTCCTGGCGATGTAAGACTTTTGAAGGTTGGCTGATAATTCAAAAAGTTGTAGTAGTAAATAGTTCCAAACCGAGAATCAATAGAGTAAATAATCTGTTCGTTTGCAGATAGGGCAATTCCACGAAAATTCAGGACTGCTCCTTGGTTCCTAAACAAAAGGTTCACAAATGCATTTCCGTATCGTTCTATCGTAGAAATAGAGGAACCGTTACCGGTCACTAAATAGACAACGCCTTGGGAATCAACGGTAATGTTACCTGTATTGTCTCCAAACGTGTATATATCGAGGTCTATGGGTACAGTCTGTGTCTGCTGCGATAGAGTCGTAAGAGGGATTGATGCGATGGAAAATCGGAGACAGTGCCTATCATATGGGGCGTTTACGAAGAGATATTTCCCGGTTGGATCAACTGCGAGACCTGTAATCTCTCCAGATAGACCTGCAATATTGTTTCCAGAAGGTATGATTCGAAATGGCTTAGCACCGGCATAATCCGTCAACGAATAAATCTTACCGTTTGATGTCCCGATATACATAACATTGTAGTAATTTCCAGTATTGTTGTATGGTGTTGTAGCTACCGTTAGAGCCGATATTTTATCGGTATACGAGTAAGCCGTTACGTTAGAAATAATGCTCATTATACTGAAAGATGGAAATAATCAGATGTAGGAATACACAAGGACCAAGGAAATAGCATCATGAACCACTGCACCCCAGTACGCATAGTACCAGCTCGTGTTGAACCCAAGAATCATGACCAAAATCACAATGATTGAACGTAGAAATGTGTTGATTAGAACATTGCCCGTTGGGAACAAAAAAGGATCCATATCTCCTAGTCAAAGAAAAAAATATATCTGGCCCCAACGAGGTCGTTTCGTTCTAGACCGCCGCGTGGGTCCAGGAGAAAAAAATAATGTTGATATGGAACATAAACACAAATGGGAGGTGGTCTAATGCAGCTCGTCTCGTACGGTGCCCAGGATATCTATATCTCGGGTAATCCCCAGATTACCTTCTGGAAGGTGCTGTACAAGCGCCACACGAACTTCGCCATGGAGGCGATTGAGGTGACGTTCAACGGCCAGGCGGACTTCGGCCGCCGCGTCACGGCCGTTATCTCGCGTAACGCCGACCTGATGTACCGCACGTACATCCAGGTCACGCTGCCCCAGATCAACCTGAACGTTAGCACTGCCGCCACGACGCGCTTCCGCTGGCTCAACTATGTCGGCCACCGCCTGATTAAGCAGGTCGAGATCGAGATCGGCGGATCCCGTATTGACCGCCAGTACGGTGACTGGATGCAGATCTGGACGCAGCTGACGCAGCCCCTCGGCACCCAGGTGTCGTTCGACGACATGGTGGGC